CGCTAATCTAAAGCCTCCAGTGTCCTCTAAAGAGGCAGCAAAGTCCCCTACAGCAGCCAAACGAAGGAAGTCTTTCTGTGCGCGTATGAGTGGTGTTCCTGGACCTATGAAAGACTCTAAAGGTAAACCAACCCGTAAAGCATTAGCATTGAAGAAATGGGACTGTCGATGACTACTAAAACATATCTACAAGCAGTCAATGATGTACTAATTCGTCTCCGTGAAGATGAAGTTACTGCTGTTACTGACACACGCTATAGTAAACTCATTGGTCAGTTTGTTAATGATGCTAAAAGGCAAGTAGAAGATACATATAACTGGAATTCTTTAAGCGCTACCATAACTGTAGACACCAGTAACAATATCTACAGATATGTTATGACTGGTTCTGGTCAGCGCTTTCGTGTTCTAGATGTTGTTAATCAAGAAGTTGATTCATTTCTGAAGTTGGAAACAACTAGCAAGATGAATGAGTTGTTTTTAAACTTAGGCACTACTCTAAAGGGTGTTCCTGATCGCTATAACTTTAACGGTACAGATTCTAATGGCGATACCTATGTAGATCTCTATCCCATCCCTGATGGTAACTACAGTATCTACTTTAATGTAATAGCCCCTACAGCACCTCTTGTAAACTCCACAGACACGATTCTAGTGCCTGCTGAGCCTGTGATATTCCTAGCCTACTCTAAGGCGCTCCTAGAGCGTGGAGAGGACTCTGGCGTGACCAGTAACGAGGCATATCAGCTTTATCTACAGTCACTGTCAGACCACATTGCCATTGATTCTGGTAAGTTCCCAGATGAAACTACTTGGGTTGCTATCTAATGAAACCACTACAGACTGCTAGTATCGCTGCTCCAGGCTTTCTTGGATTAAACACCCAAGATAGTAGCGTACAGTTATCTAGTGGGTTTGCTCTTACTGCTAATAACTGTATCATAGACAGGTACGGTAGGATTGGTGCTAGGCGTGGATGGACACCTGTCAACACTTCTGTCAATACTGACTTAGGCGCTGCCAATCCTGTAGAGTTTATGTTTGAGATGGTGAAGACTGGTGGTAATGTAATGCTCAGTGCTGGTAACAATAAGTTGTTTACTGGCACTACAAGCATGACCACCGCTACCATCCGCAATGCTGCTAATAATGCTAACGTATCTGTAACCATCACTGCTAACCACTGGCAAGGAGCAGCATTACCTTATGGTGATGGTGCAGCGGCAGAGCCTCATGTGTATCTTGCACAGTCAAGTCATCCTGTGCTGGTGTATCATGAGTTGCCTGTGTCTGGTAGTGCTGATCCTCATGCACACGATAGCGGCTCTTTTGGCTTTCAGCGCCTTGGTGATATTGGTACATTACCGACTGGCTATACTGTTACAGACTTCCAGCCTAACTGTGCATTAGCCGCTTATGGACGTATCTGGCTTGCTGATATTATTGGTGACAGGCAGACAGTATACTTTAGTAGATTGCTAGATGGTTCTGACTTCACTGGTGGCGATAGTGGATCACTGTCATTGAATGCGGTGTTTCCTAATAACGATAAGATCATGGCGTTGGCTGCACACAATGGTTACTTAATTGTGTTTGGTAGAAACAACATCGCTATCTACGGTAATCCTATTGATGTTACACAGTTGACACTGGTAGAGTACATTCCTAATGTTGGCTGTATTGCTCGTGATTCTGTAGTGTCTACTGGTACTGATCTTATCTTCTTGTCTGATGCTGGTGTACGTAGTCTAACACGTGTAATCCAAGAGAAGTCACTACCATTTAGGGATCTGTCTAAGAATGTTCGTGATGAGTTGATTACTAATGTTATCTCTGAGACTAATGTAGCAGCAATTAAAGCTACTTACTTTAATAGAGATGCTTTCTATCTACTAGCATTACCTACATCTAAGATTGTATATTGCTTTGACACACGACAGCCAATGCAAGATGGTTCCTATCGTGTCACTAAATGGGATAGCATTGAGCCAAGATCATTTGTAGTTACAGATGCTAAAGATTTATATGTAGGTAGGCCAGGGTATATTGGTAAATACTTTGGACATTATGATAACGCTGCTACTTATCGTATGCAATACTTTACTAACCACTTTGACTTTGAACAGCCTAATAACTTAAAGATTCTTAAGAAGATTGGACTTGTTGTTATTGGTGGTTCTGGTTCTGAAGCCGCTGTAAAGTACGGTTTTGACTATTCTGAAAACTTCAGAGCAGAAACTAAGGTACTTGCTGGTGGTACATCATATGAGTATGGTGTAGCAGAATACAACATAGCAGAGTATGCTGGTGGTATTGTACTTGAAAAGTTTTTCTTGAATGTTTCTGGAAATGGTGCTATAATCCAATTAGGTATTGAGACAGACATTGGTGGTAATCCTTTCTCCATACAGAAGATTGATGTGGGAGTGAAGGCGGGTAAGATTATAATCTAAGGAGATTAGTGTGGCTAATGTAGCATTGCTACCTACAACTAAATGTTGTAACAGATGTAAGCAATATTTACCTTTTGATTTGTTTAGCAAGAATTCTGCAAATAAAGATAGGCTTTTTTCGCATTGTAAAGAATGTGATCAAAAATATCAAGAAAGTAAGCGAAGAAAATCACCAGAAAAACAACTAGAATATGGAAGACAATACCAACAAAAAAGAAGAACTAATTTTGATTTTAGATTAAAGGCTTTAGTAAACGCTTCTAAACAAAGGGCTGCTCAAAAAGGATTGGAACATAATATAACAATTGAGGACATCAAAGAAATATACCCTAAAGATGGTTGTTGTCCTGTGCTTGGGTTTAAATTAGAGTTTGGTTCAGCCGGTTTTAGAGATTGTAGTCCAAGCATAGATAGAATAGACCCCTCTAAAGGATATGTAAAAGAAAATATTCAAATATTGTCTTGGAGGGCAAACAGATTAAAAGTAGATGCAACAATTGAGGAGTTAGAAATGTTGCTTTCATACTTAAAACAAGGAGAATAAACATGGCATCGTACGTGAAGGCAACTAACTTTGCTACTAAGGATACACTAGCTAGTGGTAATCCAGCAAAGATTGTTAAAGGTACAGAGATTGATACTGAGTTTAACGCTATTGCTGCTGCTATTGCATCTAAGCCTGATGCTGATAGTCCTACACTAACAGGTACTCCGTTAGCGCCTACAGCGTCTACTGCTACTAACAATACACAGATTGCTACTACTGCATATGTAGTTAATCGTATTACTCAGGACATCGCTGGTAAAGCTAACATAGCATCGCCAACATTTACTGGTACACCAGCAGCGCCTACAGCAGCATCAGGTACTAATACCACTCAACTTGCTACTACTGCTTTTGTTAAAGCGGCTGTAGATGCGGCAATGGCTGCTTTGTATCCTGTTGGATCTATTTACATTAATGCTACTAACAACACTAACCCTGGCACATTACTAGGCTTTGGTACTTGGACAGCCTTTGGTGCTGGTAGAGTTCCTGTAGGTTTTAATAGCAGTGATCCTCTCTTTGATACGGCTGAGGAGACTGGTGGCTCTAAGGATGCGATTGTTGTCAGCCACACCCATACGGGAACCACGGCATCTAATGGTGCTCACGTGCACTCTGTGACAGGTACAAGTACATCTCCAATTGGTGCATATGTCGGTGGCGGTACTAATATGGGTAACTACACCACTAGCGATACCGCATCTGCTGGCGCACACACCCACACATTCACCACAGATTCTACAGGTTCTTCTGGTACTAACGCTAACTTGCAACCATACATTACTGTTTATATGTGGAAGCGCACTGCTTAACATGAAACTATCTTTAGTAGAAAACTTTAACGCTTTGTCCATACCCTTACCAGCACAAGAATGGCTACTAGATTTCTGGGATGTTATTCAAGGGTTAGATGATTGGCGCGATAATGATCCTGTAGATCCTAAAGAAAAAGAAAAGGTAATCTATCAGGTGATGGTGAATATGCCATCAAATCCTTTTTTTCAGAAGTATGCTTCTCATCTATTACCAATAATGAGTAACTTAGTTCTTAAGTGGATTGCTGCTAATGCCTTAGAAGATAACAAAGAAGAACTACATAAGGCTTATATGTGGAGAGCAGCATACTATGATTTAATATTAGAAGTAGTTAGGTTGGTTCACGGATACACTGAAGCTAGCAACGCATCTGCTTATATTGCTAAGATGTATGGTGAATCTTTTGACGATTACGCTAAGGAGTTTAGAAATGCCTGATCCAGTAACCGCAGTAGTTGTTGGCGGCAGTGCTATTGCATCTCGACAAGCAGGTAAGTCTGCTGAAAGGGCCGCTGGCACAGCAGCAAACGCTGAAATAGCCGCAGCAGAGATAGCCGCTGAAGAGGCACGCTTTAGGCCAGTAGGTATCACCACCCGCTTTGGTCAAAGCACCTTTGGCTTTGATGAAGCAGGTCGCCTTAAAGAGGCTGGCTACACTCTAGATCCACAATTAGCAGCGCTACAGTCGCGCCTACTAGGGGTAACTCCAGAGGCCCTAGAGACTGCGTTAGCTGCTTCTGGTGAGGTCGCCCCAGTCAGGCAAGCAGCAACAGGCTTGTTTGGCCTCGGTCAGCAATTCTTACCTACTGACATATCTAGGCAGGCATCGCCAGAGGCTATGGCACAGGCACAGCGCTTGTATGGCCTAGCAGGGCAGGTAACTCCAACTGCTTATGAT